GCCGGGGCAGCCGCCGAGGAATCCTCGGTAGCTGCCCCGTGACTCAGAACAGGGCCATCTGCTGGGGCCGTTCAGCCGGTGCCGGCGCAGGGGCCGCGGGCGCCGGGGGCAGGCCGGTGGCCTCCTCCCGCAGGCGGGCCGTCACCTTCTCGATGATCCAGGCCGGCACCACGGGGGGCCGGGGCGCCCACCGGTTCTCTTCATCGAAGCAGAGGCGAACATCGCTCCAGAGGGCGATCTGATCCAGCCGCTTGCCCCGGGGGGTGCGGGCGATGAACCGGATCAGATGGGGCATCTCGCCAGAGAACCGCTGCACCAGCCAGCTGGTGGTGCCGGCCGTTCCGGTGTTGCGGGCCTCGAAGAGCGTGCCCCGCGTGTTGGCCCGGTCGCAGGGTTTCAGGCAGCAGGGGGCCGGCGGCTGCTTCGCGGCGGCGGCAGCGGCGTCCTCGCGGGCGACGGCCCGGATGGCCCGGTTGATCCGGCGGCCCTCCTGCGCGGCCCGGTCGGCGGCCCGGTGGAATCCGGCCCACCAGGCCTCGACCAATTCCGCGATGGGCGGGCAGGGGCCCTCAGGGCCTCCATTGGCCCGCGGGGTCCGGATGTAGCCCATCAGGTGCTGGAACTGGGGATCGGCGGCACCGCAGCCGGCGCGGCCGGGCCAGCTGGCCTCGCCGACGCGGCGCATCCGGTCCAGCATCTCCTCGGGTTTCATGGCAGGTCTCCAAGCACAGCGCCAGGGCCTCCCCCAGCACTGTCATTGTAACACCTTCATCGCAGGAGGCGCGGCCCGCTCCAGTTGAAGATCCGCTCGAATAGCGGGACCTTTCCGGCCACATCCGATCGGACTGCCGCCACGTCTCCGCTCGGGTTGTCCCGGTAGCCGTGAATCGTCACCCGCACCTCTGCGCTGCAGTGAGGGCAGCTCTGATCGACGGATGCCGGACGCTCCCTAAGCGCTGGCGCGATCCTGTCCGCCCCAACGGCTTCGATCCGGAACTCGTACCGGCAGAAAGGGCACCAGAAGGTCGCGCTGTTGCCCTGCCGGCTGTCCAGGGGAATCGTGATGCTGCACCGGTGCTGAGCCATCGGTTTCAGGTGTGGCGGGACGGGGGCGGTAGCAGGAGAAGTCGTGGCACTGCTCCAGTGCGTGACACAGGATGATGCCGTCGGGCACGAGCTCGCCCCCAAGGGCGAGGTGCACCACCTCGGGCCTCCAGTGCTGGCAGCCGGGACAGGGAGGGGCCGTGATCGAGGCGGGATCCACCTCGGGCAGCACCTGCCCCCGCGGCCTGCAGCCGCGATGGCGGCGTCTCCATGCCTGGAACAGGGCCAGCCCGTAGGCCTGGCTCACCGTGGTGGGGTAAGGCAGGGCCTCCACGGCCCCGCAGTTGGTGCACAGCAGCCGGGCGGGGCTGCTGTTGTTGTCGATGCGGATGTGGTCGGTCATGCTCCCTCCGGTTTCTTCATGGCCTCGATCTCGTTGAGGAGCTCCATGGCTTGATCGAGGCTGGACACGGCCAACTCATAGCGCCGGCGCGCCTTTTTGATCAGATAGGCGTGAGCCTCCTCCCATGTCTTGTGGTAGCTGTGATAGCTCGTTTCCATCGCTTCCCGGACTGGGGCGGGAAGCAGTGGGGGAACTGATTTGCACCGTTCCCACAGCGGTGTCAGCCTCCAGACTGTCTTCTCAGATACCCTGGCGCAGACGATCCGGGCAATTTCCTCTATGCCCTCGGTGCGCCACATGATGATGTGATCCGGTGCGGTGTCGGTCATCGGTCTTCCTCCGTAAAAAGGACTGCAGCCGCGTCACCCCAGCCAGCGGCGTACAGGCATTCCCGGATCTCCTCCTCCGCTGATGCCTTGTCGCGTTCGGGGATGAGATCCATTGCGCGGCGGAGACGGTCCACCAGCGACCCGGCGGCAGGCTGGGGCTCAGCGAGATGCGGTTCGTCCGTCGTCTGGTCGTAACGGTCGATGCCGAGATGCCGGCGGATTGCCTGGATCTCTATCTCCGTCTCCCCCCTATCCGACTGCGGGAGGCTGATGGCCCAGTGGGGCCGCCAGTGGGTGAAGCGAGGCTGCTGGGGGTTTTCGCAGAGCCTGTAGCTCGGAACGAACTCCCCGCCGCCAGGGGCGAACCACCAGCACCTGCCTTCGGCGTCCAGCTCGAACGGTTCCGGCAGGCGCTCGCTCACTGGGATCAGCTGAGCCGGCGGGATCCATCGAAGGTTGACGTGCTCACACTGGGCGCGGAAGGTTTCGATGTCATTCGCCCAGATGTAAGAGATACCTCTGGCGCTGACCTCAGTGATGTCACCGATGGGGTCGTACCTTGTGGCGCAGATGTCGCCCCAGTTCTTTAAGTATTCCACCTCACAAACCACGGACTGCTTTTTCGCCAGCTCGAACAGAGCGGCGTAGTCGGTGGAGAACTGGTAGCCGAGGAGATCGCGAATCATGGGCTCACCCCCGGGGCAGTCATGGCCCAGTGGGGGAGCCACAGGTGGCAGCCGTCTGGAATCGCCACCCATGGGCCTCCCAGCTGCGGCCGAGGGAACACGACAGGGAGAAACATCCATCGCTCCTTGGCGGGGTCCCAGAACCAGCAGAAGCCCGCATCCGATGGCCCGTGGGGCCTGAACAGGCATTCACCAGCCCGCGGCAGACGTTCCGTGATGGAGATCGGCCGAGGATGCTGGACGGCGCAGCAGCGGACCAGCTCCCGAAGATCCGCCACCGTCAGCGCGCACGCTCGCGGTTCATCGGTGCCGGCATGAAGCGAGTAGATCGTCTCAGGATCGAGGGCCCTGATTCGCTCGTACTCATCGAGGAAGTGGGTCACCCGGGCGGCGGCACTCGGCAGGATCTCCCTGGCTTCCATCACGCCACCTCCAGCTCGATGGTGAGCATGGCGGCGACCGCCCGACCGAACGTCAGCAGCTTGGCCTCGGTCAATTCGTACTGAACCGGATCGCCCGCCGTGGCCTGGAATCGATCGGCGCCGACTTCGAGCGCGGCCTGCAGCAGCAACCGGTCGGTGAGGGGGGGCAGGTGGGGCCTTGCCTTGGCACGGATCGCCCTGCCGAACGCCAGTAGCTGGGCCTCAGTCAGTTCGTAGTTCAACCCTTCGTGAACCGTAGTGAGGAACAACGTGGCGCCGGCATCGATCGCGGCCTGCTGCAGCTGCTGCTCAGTGAGTGGGCATCCCCTCAGGCCCTCGGCGATGACCATCAGCCCAGCGATGTCGGTGCACAGGCCTTCCGTCATCTTCTCCTGGATCATCATCTCCAGGATGGCCGCCAGGCCCTCGGGCATGCAGCCGGGGTAGGTGAGGGCGCCAGGCTCGGCCTCGTAGGCCGCGATCATGCGGCGCTGGAAGCCGGGCAGCTCCGGCCGCTGGCGGGAGGTGAAACCCTCTGGGGTGGATTGCATGGGGGTGGATTGCATCGGGGTCAGGGGGAGGGGGCTCAGTCGTGGGTCTTGATCTCGTGGTCGCCGCACCATCCGGTGGCGGGCATGGGTGGGAACCCATCCAGGGAGGGGGCGCTCTTGCGGCATTCGCCATGCCCTTCGAGTGCGTCAAGGCGCGGGCCGAAGTGGTCGCAGGTCTGGCATGTCGGCCGCGGGGGCCGGTGCAGGGTCACCCGGGGCCAGTTGAACTCGGCCGTCCAGGGGAAACGGGCCCGGGCAGCCTCCTGCTGCCGCTTCGTGTCCGCCGCCCAGGGGCGAGGCGGCATCTCGACCCGGGCGCCAGGGATCTCGACCGTGAACCTCGGGTCCGTTTCGTGAAGAAAACCGGTATCGACCAGATCGACGCGGAAGGGGATGAAGCTGCGCCGGTGCAGCGCATTGGATAGCGACTGCCACAGCGTGGAAGGCACTTTGCCGTCGATGGATTGAAGCTCGATAATGTGATGGCCATCGGGCATCTCTTGCGTGCGGGAGATGAAGAAGTTGGCCGTGCTGCTGATGGTTTTGGGGTATTCCGGCCCGCACGGCGCGACCTTGCCAGCAGGGCTTGGCAGGTTGCCGGGAAAGCAGGGAACCTCTACGGAAAAGGGCAATTCCTTGTGGTAGGCGCGACCGACCGCATTCATCAGGTCTTCCCTTGGGGCGCCGCCAAAGTATTTCAGGCGAAAAGAGAAGTGTCCATGAGGGCCTGATTCAGTGCCTACGATCCTGAATGTGCCCTTAATTGATTCGTCCATAAAACTCACAGAAGGGTGAGCTGATCAGGGTTGGGAGGCTGGAATGCTTTGGGCCTGCGGATGCAGGCCTTCTTCTCGGGGTTGAGCTGGCGCCGGATTTCGTCCCGCCAGATCCGGTACGGGTGGTAGCGGCGGAGCTTGAACGGGTAGGCCTCCAGCAGGGCCTTGCGCAGCGCCTTGCGGTCTTCGGTGCCGACGCGGCCGATCACCTCGGCGATGATCGGTGCCGCGATGCGGCGCCAGTAGCCGGGGCGAGGGGTGGCGTTCACCGTGCCCGGGCCGGCGCGGCCCCGAAGCACCGATCCCATAGCGCGGCCCGCTCTTCGGTTTCGGCCTCATCGGCCAGGCACCAGCACAGCTCATCGGAGCTCTCGGGCAGCTCCTCGACAACCTGGTGGCAGGGGCGGGAGAACCGCTGCCATCCGTCATGGCCGGGCCAGTCCTCCCGGGTCTGGATGCAGATCGAGTAGGGCATCAGTCGCGCACCTCTCCAACGGGCTCGACAGCACGCAGCACCTGGGGGGTGAGGGCCGCCGGCTGCTGCAGCTGCAGCTCCCGCCCCTGGGGCTCCTGGGTCAGCAGGGAGGGCTGGTAGGGGTCGTTGCGGGTGAGGCCGCCGGCGTCATTCGAGAAGAACACGGAGGAATCGCGGTCAGGGGTGGGGGCCTTGACCTTGACCGCATCGGAAACCTGAACCATCGATGTGCCGCGGCCGAGCTTCGAGACCTTGATGCTCAGGGTGATGGTGCCGCTCTTGCCGGTGTCCAGGACGGAGGAGACGACGGTGGCGAGGCCCTCCGTCAGCTCTTGGAGGGTGCGGCCGTCGCGGTGCTCCGCGAGCCAATCCGCGAACGGGCGAGGCTTGCTCATGGGATCGATTGCAGTAGTGGGGGTCGAGGGGCAGGGTCTCAGGGCCTGGCGGGGCCAGGGCGGCCGAGAAAGATCGGGATCTCCGGGGCAGTCAGGGCACGGATCTCCTCGCATACCTGCCCGAACGCTTGCCGGATGATCTCGTCGGGCTGGCTGAAATAGATCCCGATGGTCAGGTTCGGGTGGGTGGCTCGCAGCCGCAGGCGGGCCTCGACCTTGAACGGCGTCACCCCCTGGTACGGCGCCAGGGCCACGGCGATGGTCTGGGGCACGGCGAGGCTGCCATTCACGCCGGCCTGAGCATTGACCTTCTGCTCGTAGGTGACCCTCACCTCGCCGTTGTCGAGCTTGATTCCGCTGTTGAACTGCACCGAAGTGGTGGACTGGATCGTGGTGATGATCTCCATTAGCCGCGCCGGGGCCGGTTCCACCACGTTGGCCATGTTCGACTCGATGAAATCGGCGAAATCGACTTGTGGGTGCTGCTTGCCGCCGAAAGCCAGCCAGCGCTCCCAGTCCTTGGAGGGGAGGAGCTCTAGGGCAGCCTGGTGGTCGCCCCAGCCGGCGCAGCCGTCGCCGTCCCAGTACTCGAAGGCTTCTTCCTCCGTCTCGGTCCCGACGCTGTGCCCGTTCAGCACGGCCAGGATCGTTTCGTGGTCGCGGGTATCGGCCCAGATCGAGGTCGCCGCCACCGGGCCGTTGGCGGCGACGTAGCGGCAGAAGGAGTCCACGTCATGGAACACAAAGCGCCCAGTCTTGCGATGGGGTCTGGCCATGGAGGCCCGGAGAACCTCGCTCGTCGCAAGGTCGAGGAGTTTCTGGTTTCCGGTGCCGTCGCTAATGAGGTAACGGCGGCCGACTTTCAACTCCTGGGCCTCCTTCGACCGGAGGGCCAGGTCGATCACAGCCTGGATGCCGGGCTGGGTGGATTCGATGGATTCGAGCACGCGAGTAGAAGGCATGGGGTAGTGGGTTCGGCGGGGGTGTGGGGGCGGATCCCCTCAGGGGTCGTGAGGGATCACCAGCAGCACCAAGGCGCAGACGGCCACCAGCGCAGAGCTGAGGGGCAGCACCGTCGCCAGCTGGGGCCGGCGGGTGGCGACCCCGAGGCTGAGCAGCAGGACGCTCGTGGCCACCAGCAGGTGCTGCAGGTGGTGGCGGTGACCGGTGTTGGGGCCGAACGGCATGGCGTCAGTCCGGGAGGTTGGACAGGCCGGTGCGCGGCAACGGCGCGCCGGCATCGAGGGCCCTGCTGTCGCGGGCGCAGGTGAAGCCGATCCAGCCGATCACCACCAGGGCGAGGGCAACGGTGGCGAAGAGGTCCCGGCGGAAACCGGGGGGGCGTGGGGCCATACAGGGAGAGGGCTTGTCTCGGGGCAGCATACAGACGTATGGATGCAATGCGCTAGGGTTCGGCCGTCAGTTCGCCCGCTGCCAGCATGGCCGCGACACGCACCCGCATGCCCGCCTGGACAAAGGCTGAGCGGAAGACGCTGCTGGAGATGGCAGGGGATCGCCCCCTGCACGTCCTGGTGCCCGTCTACAACGCATGGGCCGGCGGCAATGGCCACCCCAAGCGGACCCTCTGGGCCATCGAGGAGGTGATCCGCAACTCCCCCATCCGCTCCGTCCGCTCCGTCGGCGAGTGGCTGCTGCTCACCGATGCGGCCCGCATCGTGGGGATCTCGACCAAGACGATGGAGCGCCGTTGGATCGCCCCGGGGCTGATCCGCACCCGGCGCGCCAGGGGCAAGGGGTTCCGATTCGTCACCCGCACCGATCTCCGGCGCCTAGCCCGAAAGCACCCTGAGCTCTTCCGGGGCTGCAGCCGCGATGCCTTGTTCGAGCTGCTGGGCAGCGAGGAGCTGGCCGAGCAGATCCCCGCCGCCTTCCCCTACCGCCCCTCCAGGGCCCGGGCGGTGGTCTGCCGCACCACCGGCCGGCGCTGGCCGTCCATCAGGGCCGCCGCGGAGGAACTGGGCCTGTCCCAGTCCGGCCTGGTGAAGCGCATTTCCCTCGACCAACCCGTGCGCGGGTACAACCTCACGATCCGATGACCTTCTTCGTCACCAACCAGTCTGTCCTTGATCTGATCTTCCTGTGCCGTGGGCTGCAGGCGCAGATTTCCGAGCTCGATCTGGAGCTCCAGAGAGCGCAGGATCTGCTGCGCAAGTCGTTTCTGGCCATGCGGCAGGAGGATGAGGAACGTGGCTTCCTGCCGTTGCTGGTCACCAACCCGGGCAGCGGGAGGGCCTTCTCGCTGACCTACACGGAGGCCCAGGGCCTTGAGATCCAGGAGCTACAGGTGCTGCCGGAGAAGCCGGATCCTCAGAGCGCCGTGCTGAGCTCTGAGGCCTCGGCCACCAGCCGCTCGTAGGCGGCGCGCACCATCGGATCGAGCCAGCCCCTGCGGGGGCACCAGACCGGATCCGCCGCCGGCCAGGCCTGGGCGCCGCCGTTGAGCGGATCCCGGCCGGAGAGGCCGCGGCGAGCGATGGTCTGGGGGAGCCCGGTCCGTTCCATGAGGGGGTAGTCGCCCTGCCCCCTGGCATCGCCCACCCCGCCGATGGGCCGCAGCCGGGCGGCGGGGCCGTTGACGTTGCGGAAGTGAGCGATGGCCCGGGCGTTCATCGCGATGGCCCGGTTTTCCCAGGTGCCGGCCGCATCCTTGGCGATGGCGTTCTCGATCGCCAGCCCTTCGAGGGTCACGGGAGCCAGGTCACACCGGCACTGCGGGTGGATGGGGGTGCGGACCGATCCCCGGAGGTAGATGCAGCCGTGGCGGGGGGCGCACCATTCACAGATCCGCTCATCCTGGGTGGCGATGTACTGGACGAACCCCACCTGCAGGCGGCTGTAGCCCCGGTCCTGCGCCTCCCCCAGGGCCATGAGGGTCTCGGTGCGGGCCACCACCTCGGCCCGGTTGGCGAAGGCCTCGTTGATGGTCGGGATCCGCTTCCGCAGGGCCGTGGCGAGCTTGCGGGGGTCGGGGCCTGCCGCCAGCTGGCGGGCCGCCTCGAAGCTGACGGACTCCCCCCAGCGGCGCCACCACTTGGCGTAGTAGGCCTTCGAGACGCGGACGTGCTCGTTGGCGGCATAGAGGCTCTCCAGCCGGTAGTTCTCCGAGAGGGAACGGAAGTCGCGCTGCGCCGCGGCCACGCTGGCCCCCATGGCGAAGAGCTGGGTGAAGCGCTGCCCCTCCCGGTAGGTGGCCGCCGGCCAGTCCTCGGGCCTGGCGTTGGGCGGGCCCACCACGGCGGTGAGGGCCGGCTCCAGGTGCTCGCGGGTCAGCTCCACGGCGTACTCGCTGCCCAGATCGTTCGCGGCCTGAAACAGCCCCCGCAGCTCCCGGTCGATCCGATCCGACTGCCGGGGGGTGAGGGGGAACTCGGCGAGGATGCCCCGCAGCTCCTGCAGCAGCTGACCTTCGAGGTAGAGCGAGGCCCTGTTCTTCTCCTCCGGTGAGCTGGGCACCAGCCCGTCGGGGGTGCTGCCCAGGAAAGCCCCGGGGGCCTCCTCCGGATCCCATTCCGGCTCGTTGGCGATGGCCTCGATCCGATCGAACACCTTGCCCACGGTGTCCCGCAGGGCCGCCGTCCAGATCCGGCCGATCCGGGCGATGGCGCGGTCTTCGAGGCCCCGCAGCTCATCGCTGAGCTGTTCGACCAGCTGCTCAGTGCGGGGCATCAGGCCAGGCCGTCGTCGTAGGCGTCAATCCGCACGCCGCGGGCGATGAGGTCGATCGCATCGAGGGGGCGGATCAGGGCCTCAGGCCCCAGGGCGCCCTGCAGATCGGCGCGGCGCTCCACCCCCAGCACCAGGGCGGAGTCGAGCCGGGCGGGGGAGGGGAACACCTCCCACAGGCCCACCGGATCGGGGCCCAGGGCGGCATGCAGATCGAGCAGCCCCCCCCAGGGCCCGACCAGCTGGCCGGTGCCGTCTTCGCGCACCTCCACCAGCACGCCGGCGATCAGCTGGCGGCCGGGGGTGGGGAGGGCGTCCTGGCGGACGGTGCGCCGCCGATGCCTTCCCTTCACCCGCCGCGGCCGGGCCTTGCCGGCGAGGGAGAGGGCGATGGCCACCGCCTGCTTGTGCCCGGTGGGGTAGGGCACCTCCCCCCGGTGTTCCCCCTCGCGGCCGGTGCCGCTGTGGAGCGTGCCGTGCTTCCAGCGGTGCATGGTCTCGCCCACCTCGGGCCGATCCTCTTCGGAGTCGTCGCTGGCGTCCTGCTGGGTGGTGGTGCGGGGCCGCTTGCGCCGGCAGGGGGGCGCCGGGGGCTCCGCCTCCTCTTCCTGGCAGCTGCCCCCGGTCTCCTCGCAGGCCTCACAGCAGCCGTCCTCACGCTCGGCGCTGTCCCGCCGGGGGGGCTCCTCCTGGTCCTGGCCACCTGCGGGGAAGCCCGGGGCCTGAGCCGGGGGCATGCCGGCGGCGTCGCCCTGGTCCTGCCCACCCTGCCCACCCTGCCCACCCTGCTGCCCCGGGGGGGCGTTGGGGTTGCCGGGGGCGAGATCGCCGCCGTACTGGATCATCGAGGGATCGAGCTCCTCCTGCCGGATCGAGCCGTCCGGTTCGCGGTCCATGAGCACAGTGTCGAGCGAGAACCCGGGCCGGCCGAAGCGGCCCAGGGCCACCTCGTTGGGCTTGAGCACTCCGTGCTGGATCCACTGCGAATCGCTGGTCGCGACCTTCGAGCGCAGCTCCGCCTCCTCCTCCTCGTTGAGCACGTAGGTGGGGCGGAACTCAATCCGCCAGTCCTCGGGCATCTCCTGGGTCCATGGCCCGCGCTTGCAGCGCATGAGGGTCCCGTAGAACTGCCGAAGCGGGGCCTGCAGGTGGTCCTCCTGGTAGACGGCCACGTCGGCCGCGAGGGAACGGTCCTCGGACCGACCGGTGGCCCCGAGGCCACTGGGGCTCTCCCCCCAGAGCTTCGTGTGGGGGATGCGGGTGGCCCCGGTCACCTCGTTGGTGAGGCGGTCGAGGATGTCCGAGATCCCGGCCGCGGACCGGTTCAGGTTGGTCAGCTTTTCCCCTTCATCGATCAGGTAGGCCCCGAGCACTGACCGGGCCCGGTGGTTCACCATCAACCGTTTGGTGAGCAGTTCCTCGTTCCCCCCGTCAACGATCCCGCGGAGCCCATTCATCTGGTGCACCACGACATCGAAGTCGTGCAGGATGTCGGCCGCCGAGGCCTGGCCGGTCTCGTAGCGCTTGAAGACCTCCCAGAGGTCCTGCAGCACCGACATTCCCCACCACTGGGCGCTGGAGCGCATCTCCCAGGGGATCGGCTCCCCCTCGATGCGCAGCAGCCGTGTGGCATGGACCGTCACCGTCGAGCCCTTGATGCCGAAGCGCGAAAGGTCGGCGTCCTGGTTGATGCTGAACTCGTAGGCCTCGGGCATCCCCGTCCCTGGCCAGCTGCTGCTGGGCCACAGGCGCCACCGGTCGATCGGGTAGAGCCAGCGGATCTCCCGCAGCCGGCGCCAGTTCACCGGGGAGTCGAGGGCCGTGTTCCCGTCATCGATGCCCATCAGCACCGCGGCGCCACCGGTGAGCCGTGCCATGCGGCACCCCTCCTGCATCACCTGCCGCAGGTGGAGCTTCTCCCCCTCTGCCACCAACCTGTCGGCCTGCTTCTTCGCCTTCTGCTTCTCCTCCCCCAGGGCCAGATCCCACCCCGCCCGGGTGGCCTCGCTGGCGTAGAGGTTCACGACTCGCCGGCACAGCCAGCTCTTGATGTAGAGGCTGCTCAGCTCCATCGAACTGAGCATCGGCCCACCGAGGGAAACCCGGACAGCCTCGGTTCGGTCCTTCCCCAGCCCCAGCCGCGTGATGGCGTTCTCGATCACCCCATCGAGGCGCACCTCAGGCACCTCCTCCCGAAAGAACCCGATCGCCCCCATCCCGGCCCCTGTCTGCACGGGTCAGGGTAGGGGCGTCCTGAATGGTGCATGCCTGCATGCAGGCGTCACAACGGGGCGGCATGATGGGCCTGTCCACGGCGGGGCGGGCGATGGACAGTTTCCAGGGGATTCCGGTCCCCTCGGAGGGAGAGCAGCTGGAAATGGGCCGGCGGATACGGCTGTGGCTGGACTGGCCCGGTGGCCCCGACGCTGCCCCCCGCAATGTGGCCCGCTCCGGCGCCAGGGCGCGCCAGCAGATGGTCGAGCGGAACATGAGGCTCGTCACCTCCCTGGCCAACCGCTTCGCCGGCCGCGGCCTCGATGTAGACGATCTGATCCAGGAGGGTGCGATCGGCCTCACCCTGGCGGTTGAGCGCTTCGATCCGACCCGCGGCTACCAGTTCTCCACTTACGCCTTCTGGTGGGTCCGGCAGTCGATCACCAGGGCCCTGCAGGGGATGTCCCGGTCGATCGTCATCCCTTCTCAGGCCATCACCCTGCTGGGGAAGTCGAAGGCATGGGCCATCGACTTCCGCAGGCGGGAGGGCCGGTGGCCGACCGATGAAGAGATCGCCGCGGCCTTCGGGATCCAGCTGGAGAGCCTCAGCCGCCTCCGGGACGCGGACGCTGCCAGGGACGTGGCGAGCCTGAACGCTCCCACCATCGAGCAGATGACGCTGGAGAGCCTGGTGGCCTGCCCCCGCACCTCCGGCGACATCACCGACCGGATCAGCGCCGAGCAGACCCGGGAGCTGCTGCGGGAGTTCCTCTCACGGCTGCCGGAGCTGGAGGCCCAGGTGCTGCAGCTGCTGATCGAGGACGGCTGGCGCCACACCGACATTGCCGCCCACCTTGGGCTCCGGCGTTCCACGGTGCAGCGGCTGGAGCGGCAGGGTCTGCAGCGGCTGCGGGATTGGTGGTGCACCGCGAACGGGATCCCCAGGGGGCCGGAGGAGCAGCAGGAAGAGATGCAGCTGAGCCTGCTGGGCCTCGAACCCGAGGCCCCTGCTGTCGCGTGAAGAGCCCCCGGCCTTCGGTACGTCACAGGCTGGCCCGGTGCTTGGAGATTCGGGCCGGCGACGCTCCCTCCTTCTGATGGGGCCCCCGAGGGGGCGGGACGACCAGGGTGAGTAGGAGGCTACAGCGGGCCTTCATTCCGGCGCCAGAATGCCTTGAACCTGCATCGTCGCCGATGGACGCCATTGCCCTCACCCCCGCCCAGGAGTTCGAGCTGGAGCGCATGCGCCGCGTCATCGACGCCACCAGCGATGTGGAGGCCCTGCGGAGCCTGAGCAAGCAGCTGCTGCAGGCCTGGCACAGCCAGCGGGCTGCCACCAACTGGATCATGCGAAGCGGCAGGGCCGCTGCCCCGCTGGATGTCGCCGCGGCGATGCCTCAGGACTTCGACACCCCCAGCTGATCCAGCCACTTCCGGAAGCTGGCCAGATCCTGGTGATCAGCACCGGCCGCGGCCACCTCCTGCAGCACCGCCCCGAGGCCCGCGTGCATGCCGGTGGCGTAGCCCTTGCAGAGTGCCGCCTGGTCGCGGGTGATCGCGAAGGTCTGTACCAGCGTCTCGATGGTGGGAGCTGTCACCCGACACCCTCCAGCACGCGGGCCTGGTAGGCCCAGATCCGTTTGCCCTCGATCTCCGTCCATTCCCTGCCCCAGCTATCGCTGCGGACCTTCGCCCAGCGGCAATCCCAGGCTCCGGCCCGTCGCACCCACATGCCATGGGTGGTCCGCCGGATGACCCGGTAGACGGCGCCGGACGAGCGGTAGCTCTCCCCGATCAGGAACTGACAGGGCCGGAGATGGGCCGGGGCCGCAGCAGGGGCGTACAGGGTCATGGGTGAATGGTAGGGCCATCACGATGCCTGTATGATTCGGGAGGCGCCCTGCCGGTCCTGTCGTGGGTATGGGGGGCGCCGGAAGTCCCTCCGTGCTTGCAGGGGTCGGGGGGCGCCCATTCCACAACCGATCACCCACCAGTGGCCTACGGGGCCGGGGGCAGTGCCCGGCGTGATCATCCCCGGCTGATGCGTGTTCCAGCCGGGCCCCCAGAACGATGAAATCCGTGAACTGGCCCAACGTGGCCCGCACCAGCTGGTCTGTGCTCCAGCTGCTCCTGGTCGTCCTGCTCCTCCTCGCCAGCCTGGCGTGGGAGCGGCGAGAGGACATCCGGGCCTTCCTGGTCTCCACCCTCGCGGTGGTGCTCACCGGCCTTTCGATCCTGTGGGATCTCGGCCGCCGTGCCATGCGGTGGGCCCTCCCCCGCGTCGCCGGCGTCGCTGCTGCTGCTGCTGATCGCTCCCGGCGCTGGTCCGCCGATCCCCGGCCCCTGGTGGCCGCGGCGGCCCCGGTGGCTGCTGGGGTGGTCTCGATCGCTGAGGCCGCTGCCCGCGCCCTGGTGGCGGTGGTGCAGTGGTGGCGGAGCGAGCAGGCTGCTGCGGTGGCCGCCGCGGCCGGCTTCGAGGCCCCCGAGGTGGCAGCCGCGCCCGAGGGGATGACCCCTGCAGCGGTGAAGCGGCGCCGCGGCGGCCGGCGGAACCTGGCCATCGCCGGCGCGCTGGCGGTGATTTAGGCGTTACAGTGATGGAGCCGGGGAGGCCCGGCTCCTGTGTTTGGAGGACCCCATGACCACACTCAACCGCATCCCGGCGATGCGCGAGATCCTCAACCCCCAGGTGGGGAAGCTCGTGGAGGATGTCGTCCGGGCTGAGGCCCTGGAGGGAGCGCTCCGGAAGCGGGTGGACGCCATCGGCGCCCAGATCCTGCTGGAGATCCCGCTCTTCACCGACGCCTACCGGGATCTGCCCCTGAGCAAGCCGCTGATCGAGCGGATCACCGAGTGGAACCTGCTCTACCTGAGCCAGGACGAGGAGGCGGTGGAGCGCTGCTATGTCGAGATGGACAAGCGCGCCCGGGCCGCCGGGATCAAGCCCGCCGAGATGGCCGACGAATACTGCCCCGCCCTGGTGGCCAAAACCCACCTGCTGGAGGCCAAGCGGGCCCTGGTCAACGCCACCGTCCCGCTCTTCGGCCTGGAGCCGGAGATGCTTTGGACCCGCCTTGGAATGGCGGAGCAGTGGTGCGCCAACCTCCGCAAGCTCTTTGCCGAGACCGGCAGGCTGCAGCGGGTGGAACGCGAGATCATGGCCACCCTGAAAGCCCTGGAGGAGGCATGAAGAGACCACGCCGCTACCGCTACATGGGGTGGACCTACTGGCAAGCCCGGCGCGGCCACTGGATCCTGGAGCACCCCACCAGGGGCCGGGAGTGGCACCACAGCAAGGGAGGCTGTGAAGCGTTCATCCGGTCCATCGAGGCCCCCTCCCGGATCGTCCTGGCGGCCCCCTGCGGGCGGGAGGCCGCCTGATGGCCAGCGACAACGAGGCCAGCACTCGCTACCGGCTGCGGCAGCGCGGGAAGCTCCCCCAGCTGCCCCGCTGCCCCAGCTGCGGCGGCCGGTGCCGGCGGGAGTTCCCCGGGGGCCTCTGTGCCGCCTGTTTCAGCCTCACCCCCGAGGGGAAGGAGGAGCAGCGGCGCCGGGTGCGCCAGCGGGTCAGGGATCACCGGATCCGGAGGGTGGTGGCCGAGCACCAGCAGGCCGAGCCTGACCCGGACCGGGAGGCCAGGACTCGCCGGATCGCGGGCGCCACGGCTGAGCACCAGCAGGCCGACTCCCTCGCGGCCGATGCGGCCCCCCGGCCCACGGAGGAGGCCCCCACCCCCGAGGCCCTGGCGGGGCTGGTGGTGCGCCTGGCGGATGCGCTGGAGGAGTGGCAGCAGGGCGGGGCCCCGCCGGAGCCCGAGGACACGGCCGACGCCGATCTGATCCGGGAGGCCCGTGCGGCTGCCATGAAGGTGTTACAGTGATGGTGCCGGGGAGGCCCGGCGCCGTGTTTGGAGATTCCCGAATGGACAACGAAATCGTCTTCCGAGGCTTCCCGCTCCCCTGGCTGCAGGATGCCTTTGACAAGCTCATCCCCCCGGGGCGCGACTGGCGCGGCCCCATCGATGCGGTGGTCTTCGAGGTGGATCAGGAGGCCTGCGTGGCCGCTGTGGCCTACTTCACCGGCTGCAACGCTGCCGTGGCCGACGCCGGCCCCCTCCGGGTCCGCATCACGGCCGCCGGATACCGGAACGGCCCCTGCGGGCCCTGAACGGCGGCGGGGAAACATTCGGCGGCCTGAGGGCCCCTTTTTGTCATTCAGGCGTTACAGTGAAGGAGCCGGGGAGGCCCGGTGTCGTGTTTGGAGATGAACGATGAATCCCCTGGATTGGATGGACATCGCCGCGGCCGGCCTGGCCGGTTGGGCGTTGATCCAGGCCCAGCGTGAGGCTGAGGCCGAAGTCGAGGCCGCCCTGGCCCCCTGCCCCATCCCCGTCCCTGTCGAAGAGGGGGAGGGCTGATGGCTGGGAAGCGAATCGAGATGCCGCCCGCCGAGCGGCTGTTCATGGGGCTCTACCCCACCGGCCTGGTGTTCGCTGACAAGGCCGTTGAGATCGCCGGCGACTACAAGCGCCTCGGCTACATCAACTACGAGCGGCTGGTGCTGGAGCAGGTGGCCCCGGGCTGCCCGCCTGAGCTGCTGGCCCTGATGCAGGCCGAAGAGGCCCGGATGCAGGCCAAGCGCGGCGAGCGCTTCGAGACAAGCGCCTGCGGCCAGTACGTCTTCCTGGGAGGTGCGCAATGAGCCGCGCCAAGCGCCGCCGCCCCTGGCTGGGCGGCCCCATGGATGGCCCCACCGAGCTGGAGCGCTCAACCATGCGCGTGATGAACCACTGGGACGACATCGAGGCCCACATCCGCCAGCACACCCGCGGCCTCAGCGATGGCGAGGTGCGCGAGCTGGCCGCGGCGATCATCGCCCGCCAGGCAGGCCTCACCAGCTGAGCACCAGGGCCCGCCGGGAGCCGATCCCTGCGGGCCACCCCTTCCACCCCTCACCCCCACCCCAGATGTCTGAACCCA